ATTATAGTAAGGGTGTTCCCGTTAAATTCTATAGAACGCAAGTTTTGTATTTTGACTCAGATCGTGATATAGGTGTCCTTAGGGGGCCTTTGTTGCGTTCAGTGTCATTAGCCGTTGGTCAGCCCGGCAGTCAGAGTGTATGTGTGTTAACACAAGCAATTAATGTTACTACCGTTGACGAGTGGTTTACGTCTTTATCTAGCATATCAGCTGGGAGTTTGTTTGAAGGCTCTCATAGTGCCACTACAAAGCCCACTGATTCTGGTAAAGGTGTTTTTTATGGGAATACCTTGGTTGCTGTTCATTTAGCGAAAAAGAATGAAACTGTTAATACGTGTTGTGTTTTGGATGATGACCTGTTGAAGATACTTTTAGATGTTCGAAATGTGTATTTAAAGGAACTCCCTTGTGGGGTTGCTGAGAATATTAATATTTTGGAAGCTAAGGGTGAGTATTCTGAGGCCAATGTTTTGAATATAGCATATATGCGCGGTTTTTCCGAACATCAGCGTGAGGATCATGTTGATGCTAATTACGGTGATCATATTATTAGGTTTACTAATGATAATGGTGCTTTTGTTGAGTTTAATATGGGTACCAATGCATGGTTGTATGGTGATGCTAATAACGTTTATACGTTCACTACGTTGGGACGGATGGATGAGGATTTATCTGAGTTGTATACTTTAAAAGGTAGTGCAAGGAGAGAGATGGATAGAACTGTTGCTGGGCGTAAGAAATTTAACCCCAGGGCCAGTGCTGCAAGTGCTGGCAATAAAGTTTCGAAATCTGATGTTAGAAAATCAAAGGCTTTTCATAAGCCTAGTGGATACAAAGAGAAAAACAAGGATGAAATACGTAATAATGTGTATGATCCCTTAAATGTCGAGAAGGAGCGGCCGAAGAATGCGCCCTTGGAGCCTATTCAGTTAGCGAATCCAAAGGCTATTAAAATTGAGGTTGTTAAAGTAAATGAGCCAATTGTTGATAAAATTATTTTTAGTACAAAAACTAAGGAATGGTGGAAGATTGTTGGTGAAGATGAAGATGACAATGAGAATGGTAGCTTGGGTAGCTTTCAGGTTGAGGATGACTCACCTGATTGCCCTGAGATACCGGGGTTTCAGCTGTTGTCTGGTTCCGCTAAGGTCCATTTTTACTCCCCCCCTAAGTGTGGGGAGCGAGTTGGGCTTTTTCCTGATCATGTTGAGGAGTTCCGTCAGTCTTTCCCTCATGCTCATTGTGGGGTGGCCCAAGAGGTCAGTTCTATGATGAATATGATGGGTGAGTCTGGTGGGCCTGTTCAGTTGGATTTGGAAAAGTGGCGTGAGCCCTTTTTCCAGTATTTAGGTTTGAAGTTTCGGTCGTTGTACCCAGGTCGGGTTCAGTGTCTTAGTTTTAAGGCTGTATTACAGACTTTTGAGGATGATAAGTTGTTGGATAAGGCTGCTGGGTATCCATTTAGTAATGGTTGTGCCTGTGGAAAGGTACATATTAAGAAAGGTGAGGTTTTGGCGTGTGAGGCTGCAGTTCAGTGGCTGAGTACTTGTTTTGATTCCGTTTTGGAGACTGGTGATGCTAATGTTCAGTTAGTTACTGATGCCTTTTGTAAGGCTGAGAGGTTAAAAAGAAAGAAGGTTCAAGCGGGGTTGACTCGTCTTGTGTTTACCTCCCCTATGTTGTTAGAGATTTTGTTGCGACATTTGTATTATATGTCTCACAAGCGTTTGCAAAAATATTGTGAGGTGTTACCTATAAAAGTTGGGATGAATATACATAGTGGGGGTTTGCACACGATGTTTAGCTCTGTGTCTGAGCAAGTTTGCGCGTCGATGGCCGATGCAAAGAATTGTGATAGTAGTTTGAAAGAGGGGATGATGTCCCTTTCTTTTGCTAGCCATCACTATATTTGTGGTTTTGATGACTTTAAGAGTCCTATTTATGGCTTTCTTCATGATGCTATTTGTTCATCTAAGGTTTTGGCCTTAGGTGGTCATTTTTGGCAGCTTGATGAAGGCGTTGGGTATAATTTTTCTGGTCATTTTTTAACTACTCATATTAACTGCGTGGCCCTTTTGTTTAAGAATTTTGTTGCATATTGTGGTGATTTGACCGCGATAAGCAGTAAAATTTTTGGATTTATGGGTTGTTCGATTAATATTTATGGTGATGATGAGTTGTGTGGGTTTAATAAACCTATGTCAGTTCAAGATTTCGTTGTTGCGAGCAAGCTTGTTGGAATGAATCAGCCGTTGGATGCGTTGGACGTTCGTTTGCGAGGTGATCGCAAAGGTTGTGATTGGTTGTCGGGGTTGTCATTTCTTGGTAATGAGTGCGTTGTGTCGGGCGATGGCTTGGTGGGTTTTATACCTACCAGGCCTGCAAAGCAGTTAGCGAACTATCTCTTGCCTGAGTCGGTTGTTGTCGAGTCAGGGGAGGGATTGTTTACTAATACTTTGAGTCTGTTGTTAAGTTTTTGTTACGATGATATGGTGAAACCGTTAGTTGGAGACAAGTTTGTCTTTGACGAAGTTAGGTCGTGGTATTTAGGCCAGAAGGCGTGTAAGGTTGTTGGATTGCCCGAGAGGGTGATCTTTCAGCGTGTACGATCTGGTTTTGAGACTAGCGATGCTTTACCTACGTACAGTAGTAAGAATTTTGTAGAACATGAGCTCGGTATTGTACGGTTACGGCCTGAATCAAGGGATGTTCGACAAGTTCGAAAAGAGGCGTCAGGGCCACTACAACGATTTATTGATAGCGACAAATCAGTTGAGGTCGGACGAGGAGACGTTAAATTGGGTTCAGCGGTTGGCTGGAAAGGGGTTGGCGATGTTGGGAGCACCGATATTGGCGGCCCTAAGTCTAGAGCAGCGAAGAACAGAAAGAAGCGTTTACGGAAGAGAGATAAGGAGAAACAAGGAGGACTTGTATCAGGGAGTGTTAGAGGAAACTGGCGAGCCGCGGACAGCGGTAAACAATGTGTTGATGACAATGCCACCTACAAAAAAGATGAAAGAGCTTATAAAGAAGCAAACTCAAAAAGTAAAGAAAAAGATCAAAAAGATCGAAATGAAACAGCAGGGACGGGCTCCACGCCGAAAGCGTGGAACCCGTTCCTTTAATAGGATTGAGGGGATTCCCTCAGCTCCTGTTAGTTCAGTTGCAATCGTTAGATCTGGTATGAAAGTTGGCTTTACGGGGTCTGGTGAGTCCCTTCGAATGAGTTTGCATTTTCGGGCCGCACAAGTGGTTGTTAACTCTGATGCTTCTGGGATGCAGTTTATGCTCCCCAGTGGTCTTGTTGCTTATGACTACTCGTTTGTGCCTATTGATTCTTTCTATATGCCGCCTTATGTTTACCAGTTGGTTCGCTTGTTTCAGAGATACAAATTATATAGGGCTCGTTTTACTTACGAGCCGCGAGTTAATACGAGTGATTATACTACCTTCGTGCTTGCAAGCCCGAATGATATTTCTTGGTTGCCATCTCATGGTCAGACGACTGCTGGGATAGCTACGCCAAGTGAGAATGCGTTGTGTTCGCTTTCAAATGCTTGCACTGTTGTAGGCTATGGTCGATGTGTTATTGACATGGTTGGTCTGCAGGGTTCCGCGAAAAACGGAACTTTGTATACTGCCGGTCCTAACATTATTAATCAAATAGTTTACACTGGTGCTAATGATGCTTTATTGCGGCAAACCGTTGGTGGTCAGTTGCTTATAGCTGGGAACGCCGGCAATGCCGGCGCGGGACAGCTTATCGGTGACTTATATGTTGATATTGAATTGGGTCTTATGGATTATGACCTGGCTATAACGAATGTGATTGATCTTTCTGGGGCTAAGGGCTCTGGTGAGGAGGTGAAGTCCACTGTTGTGGATTTTGATCGTGAGAAGGATTTGGAGGAGAATAGGAAGCGGCGCCTTGAAGAGGAGCGTCCCGTTTCCCGTAGTACGACTACTTCTTATGATATGCCTAAGTCGTCTTCGCGAAAATAGTTGTTGATTTTAAATCTTTGCGTGCCACCACAATAGCCACCTTTTGGGGTTGGTGATTTGTGTTGTGGGGTAGTGCCCACACGCTGTGGTAACTGGTCACCTAGACCTTA